TTTTTAGTGACTGATTATGCTCACGCTCAAGTATAGGAAGTTGTGCAAGGTATAACTCTCCGCAAGCTTTGACATCTGCTTCGGCATATTCGTTGACTACATCCAGAGGCATCTCTGAGAAGTCTACGCCGTCCCTGAACATCTCATCAATTAACTCAGACTTCTTCAGGCTTTTAACTTGGCGTCTAATGGCACTCTCTTTTAAAGAGAGCGGCCTACGCTGACCTTTGGCAAGTAAGTACTCGACTATCATGGTATCGTACACGATAGGCGGTAAAGTGAACCCCATCTCCTGTAGCCACTCAGCATCGAACTTCGTATTGTGGCAGACCATCATATCCGCTGACAGTAAGTCCGCTCGCAGTTCGTCCGTAGGATCACATCCTTCGTAGTCCTTATGATACCAGACAGCTTTCTTAACGTGATCTACTGTCTCTTCACCTAGCCAGCCCCAGTAACCCGACACACACTTGTTGCGTGGGTTCTTTGGGCTGTTGTCTATTCTGCCTTCGATGCGTTCTACCGTTGTTTCTAAATCTAATACTAATATCTTCAAAACGGCGGCTCCCCATTAGCATCAAGCGCAGGCATCTTGAATGAGTAGTCACGATCTACTGGCTTCTGTTTAGGGGTGGGATTAATTACACCTACTTCGGATAGAAGCAGCGCAAGTTGCGGGGGTAAGGTATCACACTTCATAGCGAGAGGTCTGTGCATTGAGGTTACAAATTACTGTGCCGTGCCAGCCGGAGATCTTATTTTTCATCACAGTAAGATACCGTGTGGGATCGTCCGGGTTATCTGCATCGTTCATCTTACCAGCACCTATTAAGATGTCGGTCTCTGCAATCTTACCTACCTTCGATCCCTCAAGCATAGTGGGAGTAAGCCGTGTCTTACCCTCTGCCTCTGCACTGGCCTGACTAAGACCAATCAATGCACAGTTGTGTTTTTTGGCTAACTCGCGCAGACGATAGTACAGTTCTCGCAATCTTTCGTGACCACTATTAAATTGCTGTGTAAGAGCAATCTTATCGGCCATATCCAAGATGCATACGCCGCACTGTTGTTTGTTTAAGTATGCGTCCAGCATCTGGATGTCCCAGCCTTGGGCGTCAGCAAACACTAGGCGGTCCTTTATTCCTGAGTACCGAGCTTGCGCTGTGTGAGGATCGAACTCTATTTCGTCCTTGGTCATTCCAGTGTACGCTTGTATAGCTCTCAACTTAGTGCGTTTGGCTACTTCTTCGTTTGCCACATAACAAACTTTAGCATTTTGCTGACAGAAACCTCCCGGTGATGCACACAGAGAGATGGCTAAGGCAGTCTTACCTACATTTGAATACGCAGCAATGACACCAAACTCACCTCGACCAATACCGTAAACGTGACGGCTCAAGGTCTCTATGTTGAATTTGAATCGGTTGTCGTTGCTTACAACTGAAAGTAACTCATAGATATCGTCGGTCACATCCTCGCCAAAATCATCTGGCATATAGCCGTTTGATACCCGGTCTACTAAAGTGACCAGCTTATCCATCGCACCAGTGTCACCTTCGGACATCATTATACCAAGGTTGGCTACGTCTGTACCGATGTGCTGACGCCATAGGTTTTCTATAACGTCTGTTGCTATTTCTGGGTCTATGGTCTCCGCGTTATTTATGCAGTTGATCTGTTCTTCAATCTCAGCGGTCCACGAACCAGTAGATGTTGGGTTCTGCGCTTTCCAAAATGCAAACAACTCCAACGAACTAATATCCTTGTTAAATTTGTCGTGCATAGTTACGATTGTTTCGTAGATGTCTTTGACGGCATCGTCAAATATACTTGGTCTCAGCTTTGCCTTGTTTTGATTGTAAAAATCATTATCTAGGCAGCTTTTTATGAGTGATTGGTCTATCATTAGTTGGCCTTTTAAATTGCTCGATAACGCCACCTTATAGAATGTTTAAACCAAAAAAAAGCCCCACCGAGAAGGTGAGGCTAATTTAATTTGTAAGTATTTGATTTTGTACGTTAGTTTGATCTAAACTTCATCTTAGATAGATTAACTGAGCCGGGAGGTCCACGCCTCTCACGCAGTTCCACTTGGTAGTGGACTATGCGCTTGTTATTTGCGCAGTAATCTCTGATTAGTTTTTCCAGTGCATCCTCTTCGATGCCTGCTTCTCGAAAACCACCTTCGATTTCCATGTCTAAAATTGCTATACCTCTAGCCTTCATTGTACCATTCCCTTTGCTTTAACGTCTGTACTGGTATCGTAGACGAATATTTTTTCACGCAGCAGATTGACTGCGCCCCCATATTTTTATTTCAGTTTATTGAGGGGGAGCCTGATGAGGATTTTGCCAGCTTGATGGCTTCTCCCCATATTGAGCGCAGGTATAGATAACACCTGACATATTATTGGTTCTAATAATCACAATTAAGTACCTTAGTTATTTTCTTAACTGATAGGCACTTTAGATCCTCGCTTGTGAGTCTTACTAATAGCTTAGTTCCGAGCGCCCTACTAATTTGTAATGCCTTTTTAGATGCATCCTTGTCAAGCACTAAATATTTTGTGGAATACAAATGCAGAGAATTTTTAATTGCTGGGGTAACATTAGTACCAAGCAATGCCACACCAACTAAGCCATCGATGCGACTCACACTACAGGCGCTAGGGGCATCCTCAACTAAGACTGCGGTATCACCTTTACCAATGTGTATTCCTTCGGGAAGTGATCCATATGTAATCCACTTAGGTCCGTATGATTTGAGTGATCTACCCACTGCACCTTCTGCGCTACAGAATAACACCCTGTCTTCGGCGGGAGCATATCGGACATCTACCAAACCGCTTTCGTATGCTTCTAGGCTGTTGTTCTTTTCTAGGTAGTCGATGGCTGGTTGATGGTTTCTGACTGATGTAGTCATCGAAGGTACAGGCTTTCTAAAAGCAGTCTTCATGCTAACTTCATTTGCTAGATAGTTTTTGACTGCCTGAAGGTTACGTTTACCTGTGTAAATTCCTTTGGCAGAGCAACTGGCTCTGTAACAGTTCCACATTAACTTACCATCAATCTTTGATAGAGCTAACTTCTTTGGTTGATAGCAGAATGGGCAGGTTATTACTTTTGTAACACCTTCTTGGATAGGTATATCTTTTATTATCTGTAGTTGTTCTTGATAGGTCATTTACTAGCCGTTGGTTATACTGCCCCTCCAAAGGGACAGCGTCAGCTTATACAGATTACTAAACCTGTCAACACCTAATTAAATGCATTTGTAATTGTTTTACCACGCCACTTAAAGTTAGTAGGTATTTATAATAATCGCTAATTTATCGTTTAAATACAATACTTCCTACCACTCAATTGGTCGTAGGTTCGATCCCTACCGCCGGAGCCATTTGTTTATATAACAGTCACTTACCTAAGTAATGTAGAAAAAATGGCATGGCAGAATACATAGTGGCAGTCTGCCATTTCTACCATTTTTTCAAAGGTAACTTACTGATTCTCCCGCTCTTTAGCTCGTTGGCGTTCTTCGACAGTCATTTGTCGGATGGTAGGATACTCTTTTCCCATTAGCGCGGCCCACGATACTGGGAACAATTCTTCCATATATTCGCTGATCTTATTGGCTACCACCCGGCTCTCATATTGAGTGTCGTGGGCGCAACGAAGCTTACACATCTTGCTCACGGCCTTCAGGCTACCTGACCATACCCAAGAGCTTAACATCGACTGAGGAAGCAGCATACGGGCTTGCTCTGCGGCAACGCCTTGGGCAATCATTTTCCTGTAATCACCCAAGCACTTTTCATGTATCTCTTTAGCGTAAAGGTTAGGAAAGTACTGGGACTCTGCCGCACCGCTGGACCCTTGCTTTGAGTTTTTAGGTTTACCACGCCATTCGTCTGGAGTGTAGAACTCAGGGTCGGTGTCAATATATCTGCGGCTGACCTGATTCCATGGCATATACTCATGTTTCTGAAGTTGGGCGATACAGAAAACAGGGGCCGTGCATCTGAAGGTTACAAATGCGTGGTTGAAGGGGCTAAAGTGTTGGTGATCAGCTAAGTACTTAATAAGTTTTTTATCACTGTCGTGGATGACGGGTATCATATTACTATCAGATGAACCTGTGTAGCCCAAAGCTACACTTTGCTTGTCGTAACTTACCCTCGCCGCATCTACCACTGATAGATCGTCGCCAGTGTGTCGCACATACTCTACAGTTAATTGTTCTATACCCATTTATAGTAATCCTCTTTTAGTATTAGCTGCGGTGCTTTCAGTCTCGCCCTCGATTGCATAGACTACTAGCATCGAAGGGTTCTTGTGGCCTGTAAGGGACATCAACTGTCTGTCAGTACATCCTGATTGGCTTGCATGGGTTGCTCCAGTGCGCCGCAGGTCAGACATCCAGATCGTCGAATACTTTTGACTGCCATCTTTGTTGAATTGTCCCTCTAAGGCGACTTCAGGTAGACCGTAGCCATCAGCCATCTTTCGGAAGATCTTGTTGCATCTATCCTGCGTGAACGGCTTGCCAGTATTTTCGTTGGCGAAGATGTAGTCATCTGAATTACGCTTGGCGTGAAGGTGCAGACGATCTTGTACAGCATTGGTGACCTTAATACGCATCTGCTTGCCTGTCTTTTGCTGAACAAAATTAGACACACCAGTAAGCCCATCTATGTTGGCCCACTTCATAGTGCGTACATCAACAGGCCGCTGACAGAACTCAAAGCACATCCTGATCATAGTACCCATGCTAGGGAAACCTTGTTCGTCACAGTACTCAATCATCCCGTCTATTTGATCTAATTCCCATAAGACCCGACGAACAGGAAGTTGAGGAAGCTTGACCAATGCAAACGGGTTAGCCTTGACCTTCCCTGCGCGGAGAGCTTCGTTCCAAATGATCTTTAGAACCTTGAAGGTGTGGTTAGCTTTGTGTGTACTAATCTTATTAGCTATGTGTAGCCACAGGGCGTTAGCATATTCGTAGTCAACGTCTAACACATGAAGTTTACCAAACGGTTTACCAGTAACGTGTTCAGGTAGAACGTGCCTGATATGGTCATCGTATGACCGCTTGGTAGATGGGCTAGATATAGTCTGAAACTTCATAGATTTTTTATAGTATTCAGTCAGAGACTCGACTGATCGCTTATCTACAAATACATCATCGACATTGCCTGCCTTCCACGCCTCAAACTTACGTTTTAGTTCATATCCACGGGCGTTAGCTTCGGCGCTGTCAGTAAAAGTATCTCGTTTAAGATCGGGGAACGCTCTAAGCAGTTCTTCGGTGGGCCTGATGTCATAGACGCGGGTGTTACCTTTCATACGAGGTCTGACGTATGGAGCTTTAGCCATTAGACATCTCCTCATACTGTTCGATTGCGTAGAGTATCTTCAGCATTATGTTTACGTCACGCTTTCGGAATTCTAAGTGGCGGGTGGTCTGGCAGACAAGGTCATCGCCGTGTTCAAAGTTCTGTGCATGGTAGTCCTGCGCCAGAGCTTTAATCTCTTCCAAAGTGAAGCACACCTTAACGTCCGATGGGCTAGATACTTCTGCTATGCTGCGTGTAGGCTCCACGCAATTTCCTAATTCAAAATTCATGTTATTGGTCCTTGCTAATTGGTTAACCGGGCCATTTAACAAAAAAGTTAACAGGCGGTCAAGTAAAAGTTAACAGGCATAAAAAAAGACTGCCGAAGCAGTCTGATTTCCCCACGCGAACTGGTGTATATTCAGGTAGCAGATACCTTAAATAGTATGTCCCACTTATCGAACGATACATCAGTCTCATGTGGCATCGCCACAGCCGCATTTGATTTTTGCATATATACAACGACATAGTCCTTTTTAAGCTTATCCGCTGAAGTTAAAGCATCATAAAGTGCTTCGCTAATTTCTAGTGCCTGCTTAGTGTTTATATTAAGTGTGGTTGTCATTGTATCTCCGTATCTCTTAATTATTTGCTTCATTAAGTGGGAGATAAAAGAAAATTTCCCCGCGCGAACACGCCATACATCACTGCATAATAGTATCATTAATATAATACAAGTTCTTTCTGGTACGTTGGGCGGTGGCTTGCGTATATGAAAAATTGCGCTTAATTAAAATATCTCTGACGGTTTTACTCAGGTATTACGTTTGATATTAGCAGTTGATTTTGGTAAGTGGCATCTATATACACCTAGTGCGGCTTTGGCCGTTTTTTAAAACCAACCAATGGAGACCAATCACATGATCACTATGAACCAACTGGTAGCAATGGAAGCCGCCACACATAACCGCAAAACACCCTCGGACATCGATGCGCTGCTTGCTTCCACATACTTCAGCCAATCACTTCAAGAACAGCGCGAGATGGGCGAACTGTCCCTGCCGCAATTTATTCGTGTTCTAAAAAAGGGAGGGCAATCATAATGACACTGATTGCAAACTACCCAACCAAAAAGAACTGCAAAGAGCATATTGGCCAGCGCCTACAATACTTAGAGACCAGCCTGTTTGGTCCACAGTATCAGGCAAATGGAAAGCTGACTGTCTGCAACCGCCCACATATCACCGGGCATGGACGCGAATGGTTTGGCCAGATCGTCATGAAAGACGGTCTAATCGCCTCAGTGTCGTGAGGTGCGCCTGTTCTTGATATGTTATGGGGCCGGATCGCTCTGGCTCGATATCCTAACAATTTTGTTCACTTAGCCAACCAACCAACAGGACCAATCTTTGATCGTGAAAGGATCACAAATGTTAGACTTCCAAAACTTTAATCACGCCCTCGAACTTCCAACCAATATTGACTTCACCCCAACCTTTGAGGCCTCGCGCTTGGCGAAGCACAAATTTGTCATCAACGAAGTGACAGGCGAAGTGATCGGCCATGTAGGTGACACGTTCACCTGTGCTTCCCATCGTGACTTTTTCGAGGGTGTATTCAGTCAGGTGCAAGAGAACCTGACAGCCGAAGACATCGAAGGTGCAAAGATCAGTTACAAGAATGGCAGGTCCAATGCATTTGCCATGATGGATGTTCAGCTTCCTTCGGTATCCAGCGAGATCGTCACCACCAACGGCCACACAACGAAATTGGCCCAGCGGATTATCGCGCTGCACTCTATAGATGGTGGCTCTGGATCAAATACTACACTGTTCGGCAATATCGATTTCTTTTGCTTAAACGGCCAAGTGTCGGGCGAATACTCTACAGTCCGGCGGCGGAATACCTCACAGTTTTCTGTCGAGGCATTCATCAAGCAACTGCGTCAGTCAAAGAATGACTTCTATCTACAGTCAGAACAGCTCCAGCAATTTGCTCAGACTGCGCTGGCGGACAATACAGTGAAGCGTCTGTTGGATAGTATGTTGAACACTTCCAAGCCCGACCCAGAGGCCAAGCGCCGGAATGTCGAGACCAAGGCCGATAAGATGTTCAAACTGTACCGGGACGAGGTCCAAGTGCGCGGTGCAAATAAGTTTGCTTTAGTCAGCGCGTTCTCAAATTATGCGACCTATGCAGATGACCGCAATGGGTTCAACCTGCGGAATACAGCCAACAAGAATGAGACCAAGGCGACATCGATGATGGCGCGAGAGCTTGAGGTCAACAAGTGGATGTCCGACAGCCGTTTTTTGGAGGCAGCGTAATGGGTTTGCATATACAAGTTTATCGCCCGTTTTTGGATGGTTATGACTGCACAAATGGCGGGGTCTCATCCTACGCCACCAGCTTGTGCTTGGTAAATGCCGAAGGTCCATTCGAGCCATCTGCGGATGTCCCGGCAGTTATGTTGGTTCCCGGCAATGTGCCTAACAGTGTCAAAATTGTGCCGCTCGATGACGAGGGTCAGCCTCGCACGGGAACTATGTTTGGAGGTAATCTGGCTCGATCTTCTGACAGTCGGTTCGGTCAATTGCTAAGAACTATGCTGCATCCTATTGCGTCAGGGTCTCACACATCTGGAGGTGTAGCCATCCATGATCGAATTGAAACAGCGGCTGAGGCTGAATTTTACAGCCGCTGATTAGACACTAATTTCTCCCAACTGGCCCCGGCAAATGCTGGGGTCTTTTTTTGTCTTAGATCACCCCAAAAATAGCAAAATCGCCGTACATTGCCGAAACGATCTTTTTTGATCTGAGATATGGCAGAACCTGTTAACGCACTCAGTGGCGCTCTCAGGCGCTTTTAGGTAATTTAGCTAAAACTGTATTTGTCACTTTATTAGTTGTTAAATTGCGCCACAGTCTATAGTGTGGGGTCACAGGCCGTGTGCCTAAATGCCAACCAACCAATGGAGACCAATCAAATGACAAAACCAAACCTCAATTTACTAAATGAAATGGCCGCTGATATCTTTGGTGGATATACTAAAAAAGTCGAACTGAGAAAAGTTAAAGAGGGTGGATATTTTAAACGTAAACCTTCGGCCTCTACTGAATACATCCGCAACCATTACAATCGCAAAGACTTCTTTGGGCCTGCCAATTACTCCTGCACCGACAGCGAGGATATTGGCCGGGAGATATTCCTGAAGCCGTCCACAATCGTCTATGTGGAGGCCTACTGATACCCTCGATCTGAATACCAACAACCAACCAACCAAATAACCAATGGAGACCAATCAAATGAACCGCCAAGAAATATTAAAAAAACTGAAAGCATTCTCGCAGCGTACCGTAGAGAACGGATGCACTGAGGCTGAAGCAATTGCGGCAGCTAAAGCTATGCAGTCGCTCCAAGAGAAATATGACTGCACACTCACAGAGCTAGACATCTCCCTGACTGAATATGTCAAAGATCAAATCTCATTGGGTAAAAAAGTGAAGCACCCTGTCTGGGGTGCGCTGTTCGGGGTGCAGGTATTCACTGGGGTGCGCCTAGTTGGGTACAGATCGAAGGTTACAGTCTTCGGCCAGCAACACTGCGTGGACAATGCCATCTACCTGATCAGTCTGCTTCAGTCATCTATGGAGCTAGAGTTTTTGAGATATAAAAATTCCGCAGATTATGATGAGGAGAAATTTTACCATCACGCCCGGTCAATCCGATCCAGCTTTATGAATGGCATGGCATCCCGCCTAAGCTCTCGCTTACTGGCCATGCACAATGAGAGCCGCCGGAATGTTGAGCAGCCGACAGGATCAAACGGCACGGCCTTGGTGGTGATGGCAGACAAGGCGCTCGATATCGCCTACCGAAAGGCCTTCCCAAACCTGAGATCAGGACGCAGCCAGACCACCAGCCGTAGTGCTGGGGCATTATCTGCCGGGCGCTCTGCCGCTGATCGTGTAGGCCTACGCAGTGGGGTCACAGGTGGTGGATCGCAGAGGCTTCTGGGTTAATGGACCCGGTCAAAATACTGGGGCGGCTGACCGCAGCCGTCCAATTCATCGTGGTGATTTTAGTCATCGCCAATTTCATAAACATCGCAATCAAATGGAGCATCATCTAATGCTAGTACAAACCAAAAATAGAATGGACCTTTTACCTGCCGCTGATCGCTGGCCATCGTCTGGAGATTATTCTGCCACCAACTGGAAGGCCTCAACAGTCACGCTTGGGCATATCTTTTTAGGTGATCCACCCCAGAAAATGAAAGACGCAATTCATAACACCTCAGACGCTGATCTAGTCTCAGGGTACGGCGCAACCAATCGTCTGATCTGTTACTATCGACAGGATAAGGATGTGGACAATGATGAGATCAATCACCAAGAGATAAGAAAAAACCTTATGGAGAATGAGCTATGCATTCGGCTGAGAGCAGGGAGGGCAAAGCAATGATAGCAGTTTGCAGAGATGAATGTGGTGATGAGCAATTCGTGGACTGTCCCGGCAAAGACACAAAGCAAATCCCGGTAGAGTGGACCTTCAGATATTGGCAGCAATTCACGGCTCTAGAACTGGCCTACGATCGCCAGCAAGGTGATGGTGATTATTACAATCCAGAGGAGGATTACTGAGATGGCTAACATATTAAACGTCACTGATCATGGCCCCTTCGGCGGTATGACAGACGATGAAATGCAGCAACTGATCAATGAACTGAACCTGACCCAGCCTGAATATCGAAGGAAGGAACTGGCTGCGCTCTTGATCCACTCGACACTCAACATCACGCTGGGATCAGTCGATAGGTTATGTGAGACATTGCTTCAACTGCCGGAACCTGATCCAGAAGCTTATCCAGAGGGATAGAGGATGGGAGATAATCAAACGCACGTTGATGAAATTGGTGGTGACGTTTACCTACAATATGTTGGCTATCTTAAACGCTATGGCAAAAACAAAGTCACACCGTTCACCTTTGTTGAGTTTCAAGTGATCCTAAAAAGCTTCTATGATTTTACATTAGATGCATTTGTCTTTGGTGATCTAGAAAAAGCAGACGGCACTCAATGGGAAAGCAGCCAACATTCTTTTGATGCGTGGCGGGAGCATCACAAATTGAACAGAAAAACTGCTGAAATAATCTTTCGATCTAACGACGATATTGAAGCATATTCATAAGGAAGGAACAAAACCCACCAGCAAACACAAGCAGGCCTCCGGGCCTGTTTTTTTGTGCCTGACGTTAAAAGTAGGATGCACCTGAGAGGCTCTGAGAAGGCCGTACAGTGACGTAATAGCTAGATGGCATATTGGTGCAGTGAATAGTTTACCCTACTCAGAGCGGCTCTGCGTGGCTCTCAGAGGGTGGGCCATTCGCGGCCAACACCTAGTGAGAGGCTCAGAGAAGGCCACACAGTGACGTTAGCAGCCAGCAATGGATCGAGGGCAGTGGATTATGAATGGCGGCCCAGGTGGGCGGCTGGGGTGAACATCGAGGCAGGTGGCTATGGCAGACGGCTGGGGTGGACAGCTGAGGGTATACAATCGCGCCCTTCGCTCTGCCGTCAGGTGATCGTCAGGACACTGAACAGGCGCTGCGCGTTGGCTGGATCGCTGGCATAACGTGACATTTATCCCACATAATTTTGCTGGTGGCAGATTGTGCCAGAATTAATTTTATCGCCATCTTTTAAATATCTGTAATCTTTTAACAATTACCCAATCGACTGCCAACTGCTCAGTGGTAGGTTTAAGTATTACCCAATAAAAACAACAGTCTAAGATATTCTGCTATGATCTAATCTTTCTCAGCGAGATCGCGGCCACCCCCGGCGACTGCCACCCCCCTCCCCCCCGGTGTCGTATACAACCACGGCCTATTTTGGGAATTTTGCAACTGTAAATGGCCCCAAGCCGACTTCTAGGCACACAATATTCGTAAAGGTACTAGATACAGTGGTTTTGGAGAATACAAACACCTTGTAAAGTATTTAGCTAATTGCTATACTAAGCCACCAAGTACCAATCTAGTTGTAGCGACTAGGACCACCACATGAGAGATCATCCCGAAGAGGATACTGGGGCAGACGGCATACTGTTCGATGCTGGATTACCCTTCTACATCGATCACGACTTACAGGTAAATACCAGCGGCACACTGTTTGTGCAGTCTACTATTGAAGTCGGGGACATAGACAGGCTGACTGTCTTGAAACCTTTCTATGAAATAATCACTGACATCCTCGACAACGTAGAAGATGACTACGGTGAGTTATATGCCATAGCAAATGAACTTAATAGAGAAGCAGAAAGGCTACGGGACTTAGCACAGAGGATAGAAGACAGCGGCCAGAGTGTAGCTGATCTTTTTGGTGCTACCTATCGACCAACAAGCTAATCTCTTTGGCTGGGAAAGCCTATCTCAGGTAGTTGGGGATTCTAAGGTATGCACCAAGTGTACTACTGAGAAGTCTCTGTCTGAGTTTGGTACTGTTAACGGCGGACTGAAGCGTCCTGAGTGCCGTAAGTGCATGAATGAGATGTATCATATTAGAAACAGGCTTAGGTCTACTGTGAGCGAACCCCCGGCAGACTACTGTTGCCCAATATGCAATAAGACCACCGATCAGGTTAAAGACTTTGGCGGTAAGCGTAACAGGGCTTGGGTATTAGACCACTGCCATCAGTCTAATGAATTTAGAGGCTGGCTATGTCATAGATGCAACCGTGCATTAGGCGGCTTCTCTGATGATGTAGACTACCTAAAGAGAGCTATTCAATACCTACAAGCATAGCGGGTATGCCACTTATCTATCTACTCCTTAGATCACCTAATTGTTATAATGTGATCACATATAGTTAAGGAGATTAGATATGTTCACTAAGTTATTTGCAATACTCGTACACACATTCACAGGCGAGAGTGCATTACTCAAGAGCCTACAGAAGACCCAACAGCAAAGGGCTGACTACTGGATCTTACAGAATATGACAGACAAGGATTTGAGGGATATCGGCATTACCCGTGGAGAAATTAGCTCTAAGGTATTTGGCGGGCAGACTACTTAAGTAATCTACTTAGGCAACTACCCCCATACTAGGGTGACTTAGAGTATGTATATAGTATACCGCTCAACCGACAATTCATTATACCCATTAATTACCTAACTGTCAATGTAAATAGTTAGCAAAGCACTTAATTAAGGCCTTGACCAAGTGTTACATTAAGTGGTAAAATGAAGGATAAATAAAATTGTCGTTTAATTTATATTATATACGCGCTGCAATTCAAGAGCGCACAGGCCGAGTGCTAAAGTTCGATCACATCAAGAGACTGTTAGTAGAAGAGGGATTGGTTACTCAATCGGAGTTAGACGCCAATCCCTTAGCTAAAGAGTTCGACGGGTATGGTCGATACTTTGCCACCGAAGATTGCTCAGTAGCTATACCGCTTGAGCCTAGAAGATTTATTCCAGAACTTATTGACGAGGACTTCGACGATGAAAGCTAAAGCGTGTGGCGCGGACGTAAGCCCAGCCAAGAAACGTAAGATGCCGTCCCTAAATATGGGCGGTATGGTTACTAAGAAAAAGAAGCCAGCATACGGTGGCGGTGGAATGGCCATGAAGAAACCGGGCTATAGCTACGGCGGTATGGCTGGAAAGAAGAAGTAATGACTTCATGGGTTGCGGTTATAATGGTCTGCATGGGTACTGAAATTAGTCAGTGCAATGTAGCGGTTTACCCAACCTCTTTTTACAATATTACTGATTGCCAGAATAAAGTAGCTCAGGGCTACAGGATGGCAGCTTCTGCAGGTTTTTATGTTTCTGGTTCCTGCAGTCAGGTTAAGATTAAGGGTACTACTTTATAGTACCTGCCTAACGTATTTTAATAAGTTTATTTAAATTAAGCATACTTTCTGGGGGAGCCATGCTTGCAGAAATTGCGATGGCTAATGCCGCCTTCGGGGTAATTAAATCCGCTGTACAGAATGGTCGTGAATTAGCGCAGTGTGGGAAGTCTATAAGTGATTTTCTGACTGCAGAGGACAAGATTAAGGACAAGGCTGAGGGCGATAAGAAGTCTATCTTTAATAAGGTTATGGGTAAGGACTCTAACGATTTCGAGAGCTTCTTAGCCCTAGACAAGATTAAAGAGCAACGCCGCCAGCTTGAGAGCCATATGCGGCTCTATGGAAGACCGGGGTTATATGACTCTTGGGTAGAGTATCAGGCCCAAGCCCGTAAGGCTCGTAAAGAGGCAGAAAGACAGCGCCTGAAGGAGCGGGAAGAGCTTATCGAAGGCCTAACCATCTTTGGCGGTGTGGTTGCTATAATTGGTTCTGCTATCGGCGCTTCCTACCTTTTCTATATCTATAAAATGTGAGGCCACATGGCAGGTAAAACTAAGTCAGAGAAGATTGCCGCCGCTAAGAAGCGTCATAGCTTTACCGCAGTAAATAAGCCACGGCGAGGCGGACCAAAGAAGTTTGAAGTTCTAGCTGTTGAAGGTGACACGGTTAAGTACATTACCTTCGGAGACCCTAATATGGAGATCCGCAAAGATAATCCCGCAGCCCGTAAATCATTCCGTGCCAGACATAAGTGCGACACGGCTAAATCTAAACTAACGGCCCGGTATTGGTCATGTAAGAAGTGGTGAATTGATGGCTGAAGTTAGACTGGATAGGAATGGAAATCCACTTACGCCAAAGTCCTACAAAAATAGGCAAAAGGCAGCACTAGCTGAGTTTGCAGCCGGGTTTTCTCATAAAAAGGTCAAGAAGAAAAATATACCAGAGAAGAAACTTTATGTAAATAAGGGGTATTTTTTGGGGTATTTTAAATGAAGCTTAAAACTAACGGCCTGTTATTGGTCATGCAAGAAGTGGTGATCTAATGTCTTTAGTCAGAAATATGAACAAGCGTAAAAAGGATGGCACTAGCCGTTCTAAGAAGAATAGCACAGTGAGTGCTAAAGCTTATAAGGATATGAAGGCTGGCTGGCCCAAAAAGAATAAAAAGAAGACCTAGCCGTGACAGAGGATCGCCTCACCCGAATTGAGGACAAATTGGACGCACTTTCAAACGCAGTCATTACTCTCGCCCGAATGGAGGAGCGTATGATTACTGTGTTTAAGCGTATGGACAATATCGACGATCAACAGAAAGCCCTTTGGGATCGTATCGTTAAGCTAGACCAGCTTACTGCGTCCAGAGGTCATAAGCTTCAGTTCTTTGAGCGGATCTGGTGGATCGTGTTTACAGCCTCAATAGGTGCAGGTTTCGTGTATATGAGGACGATGGGATGAAGACTGAAAAAGAATACACCGAAAAGCAGTTAATGTTTCTCGACGCTCTTATGTCTGAGGAGTGCAAAGGCAATATTAAGAAGGCCATGCAGGCCGCTGGCTATGCGGACAACACTTCAAGCACTGTAGTCGTAGCCGCCCTGAAGGATGAGATTAACGACAGAGCCGCTATGGTTATGGCTATGAACAGCACCAAGGCTGCTTGGGGTATGGTAGACGTATTAGACGATCCCGGTGCTATGGGCGCTCGTAACTCTATCTCTGCGGCTTCCCAGATACTGGACCGCACAGGCCTCATTAAGAAAGAGCAAGTAGAAGTTAAGAATACAGGCGGGGCGATGTTTATATTGCCACCGAAGAGCGACGATTGAGCATTTGGTTAGATAAGACCAGACCTAATAAGACCGCTAAAATACCATACGCCTACAAGGAATCTGAACACGATCCCTTAGTTTTAGTAGCTGACGAAGATAAAGCTACAATGGTAGAAGAGGCCTTAGACTATCTGGAAGATGGACACTCCACCCGTAAGACGGCTGAGTGGCTGACATCCAAAACTGGTGACAGGATTACTCATCAGGGTCTGATACATATATGGAAGGCCCGTAGAGGCCCAGACAGCGAGAAACCATCTAAACGTCTGAAGCAGCTTGCCAAAGAAAACCGCAAGCGTAAGCCCAAGACAAAGGCTGAGAAGACACTGGCCACCGCCAAGCGTAAGCAGACAGATGCCAAACGCAGGCTGACTATGGCGAAGAAGGCCTTGAATGAGCTACAGCCCACTAAGGAGCTAGATACCTCTAACCTAGACTTCTCTATCATCGAGAGCGAGAAGCAGAAGCAGGAAGTCGTATTCGCACCTAACGAGGGACCACAGACAGAGTTCCTAGCGGCCAGCGAAAGAGAAGTACTTTTTGGCGGCGCAGCCGGAGGAGGAAAAAGTTTTGGACTTCTCGCAGACCCTATGCGCTACTTTAGTAACAGTAATTTCAATGGCTTAATACTACGTCGAACTAATGACGAACTAAGAGAACTAATCTGGAAGTCTCAGGAATTATACCCCAAAGCATTTCAAGGGGCCAAGTGGGCAGAGAAGAAATCACAGTGGACGTTTCCTAGCGGGGCCAAACTCTGGCTAACCTACCTAGAGAGAGATCAGGATGTTTTACGCTATCAAGGTCAGGCCTTTAGTTATGTAGCATTCGATGAGTTGACTCAGTATCCTACTGATTTTGCTTGGAATTATATGAGATCTCGGCTTCGTACAACCGACCCTACCCTGCCAATATACATGAGGGCGACCACAAACCCCGGCGGTGCAGGACATGGATGGGTAAAGCGCACTTTTATCGACCCGGCTCCAGCTAATACGAAGTTTGTAGCACGGGACTTAGAGAGCGGCGAGGACATGGTCTACCCTGACGGCCATGAGAAGGCTGGGGAGCCGCTCTTCTACCGTCGATTTATACCCGCCAGCCTCAAGGATAATCCCTACTTGATGGACGGCGGCCAGTACGAAGCTAACTTGCTGTCTCTACCTGAGATGCAAAGAAGGCAGTTACTTGAAGGAGATTGGGCAGTTGCAGATGGTGCAGCGTTTTCAGAGTTTAGGTCATCAGTACACGTTATTGAGCCGTATGACATACCGACTGATTGGCGTAGGTTTCGCTCATGTGACTACGGATATAGCTCTTATAGTGCTGTTCACTGGTTTGCTATTGATCCAAGCTACGGGACACTAGTCAATTACCGGGAACTATACCTGAGTAAGCACACAGGCAGAGACCTAGCGAAGGCAGTTATAGAAGCCGAAGGCGGTGAGCGTATTGACTACGGCGTACTGGACTCCAGTTGTTGGCATAATCGCGGTCAGTTAGGCCCATCTATAGCCGAAGAGATGATTGCACAGGGTACACGCTGGCGTCCTAGCGACAGAACTAACGGCGCACGGGTGGCAGGAAAGAACCGCTTCCACGAAGTTCTGAAAATAGACGAAGATACAGGCCTACCGGGCATCCAGTTCTTCAATACTTGCCGCCAGATAATCGCAGACCTGCCCGTCATACCAGCGGACCCTAGAGGTTCTGACGATATCGACCCCCGTTACGCCTCAGACCACGCATACGACAGTGTAAGATACGCAGTGATGAGCCGACCTAAAGCATTCAGCCCCTTTGATATGGGCCAAGGCATTCCACAACAAGTCTGGCGTCCCGCAGACACAACATTTGGATACTAAATATGGCATTGATGGAAAAACCACTACCAGAAGACGTAACAGATACTGATATTGCAGTACCCCTCGACGAAGACGGCGATGTAGAGCAAGAAAATATCAATTTTTCTGGTGCGGTGGCCTTTGTAGACAGCCAATATACCCGCGCAAAGGACGCACGTTACTCCGACGAAGAGCGTTGGCTGGACTCTTACCGAAATTATCGCGGTATTTACTCCAGTGAGGTACAATTTACCGACACAGAGAAGTCAAAAGCCTTTATTAAGGTAACTAAGACGAAAGTATTGGCCGCTTATGCCCAAGTTGTGGACGTTCTGTTTGCTGGCAGCAAGTTTCCTATCGGTATTGAGTCCCGGCAGTTCCCAAACAACCTAGCTGAGTCCGTATCCTACGATCCAAACGCCCTGACAGACGAAAAAGTTAAGGAAAAGGTCAAGGTAGACTACAAAGTACCAACTTCTATCGTCCGCCCTGACATTGCTAAGGAGCTAGGCCTGTTTAAAGACAACCTAGAGCCAGTAAAAGACGAATTAGAGCTAGGTAGTAAGACAACACCGGGTTCCATCACCTTTGAGCCAGCAAAACGTGCCGCCCAGAAGATGGAAAAGCTAATGCACGACCAGTTGGAAGAGACTGACGCGCCTAAGCACCTTCGATCAGTAGCATTCGAGACCACACTCTTCGGTACAGGCGTATTCAAGGGTCCATTTGCTATGGATAAAGAATATCCACGCTGGGATGCGGAAGGTAACTACGATCCACTGTTTGAGACCATCCCTAAGATGGAATACGTCAGCATTTGGGACTTCTACCCCGATCCAGACGCTAGGAATATGTCTGAGGCTGAGTTTACCATCCAGCGACACCGACTCAACCGCACTCAGATGCGTTCACTAAAGAAACGGCCCCACTTCCGCTCTGAGAGCATTGAATTAGCCTTAGAATACGGCGCAGACTACCAGAGAGAGTACTGGGAGGACGCCCTAGAAGACGATTCAGTAGCATCTTCTATGGATCGCTACGAAGTACTGGAATATTGGGGCATATTGGACGCAGAATTGGCTGAAGAAGCCGACATTGAGATACCTAAAGAACTAGAGGATCAGGACGAAATTCAGGTCAATATCTGGGTATCTAACGGCCAAATCCTTCGTTTAGTGCTAAATCCGTTCACACCCACCCGCATTCCTTACTTAGCAGTGCCATACGAGCTTAATCCGTACAGCTTTTTCGGCATTGGTGTGGCTGAGAATATGCTTGATACTCAATTGCTGATGAATGGCTTCATGCGTATGGCGGTGGATAATGGCGCACTGTCTGGCAACCTATTAATTGAGATCGACGAGACAAACTTAGTACCGGGACAGGATATGTCTGTGTACCCCGGCAAAGTCTTTCGGAGGCAGTCAGGTCAACCGGGTACTGCGATTAATGGCACTAAGTTCCCTAACGTAAGCCAAGAGCTTTTGATGATGTTTGATAAGAGCCGCCAGCTTGCTGACGAGGCTACAGGCATCCCTAGCTATTCTCACGGTTCAGGAGCCGTTGGCGGTGTAGGTAGGACGGCTTCTGGTATGTCTATGCTCATGGGGGCTGCCGCTCAGAACATTAAGGCAGTTGTCAGAAATATAGATGACTACTTACTAGCCCCGCTTGGCCGCAGTCTGTTCAGTTTCAATATGCAATTTAATTTCGACAAAGAGTTTATTGGCGACCTCGACGTTAAGGCACGGGGTACTGAGAGCCTCATGCGTAACGAAGTTCGTAGCCAGAGACTTCTACAGTTCATGCAGATGACAGCTAACCCTGCGATGCAGCCGTTTGTTAAATACGATTACATTTTGCGTGAGTTGGCTTCCAGTATGGACCTCGATGAAGATAAGATCTTAAACGATCCACGCGAAGCCGCTATCCAGCAAAAGATGATGGCCGAGATACAGGCACTCATGCCCCAGCCCCCAGTACCTCCACAAGGAGCAACCCCTGAAGGCGGACCTCCCTCCGTACAAGACCCAACAGGAAACGGTGGCGGTAACGTAGCCCCCGGCCAAGCACCTGAACCAGACGCAGCAGGTTTCACAGGCGGCGGCGGCGGAGCCAATGGCGGTAATGCACCACAACCACAGCAACCTCCTCAAGGCCCAGTTCAATAATGTGGATACTCATATTCTTTCAGCTAATTAACAATAACGTGACCCATTACCAGTTAGGTCAATACCCCACCCAAAAAGAGTGTGAGCAAGAGCTTTCGAAGGCCACAGTTCTAGTAACAACAAGTAACATTGCGCTTTACTGTTTTGAGGTAAAAAATGGATAAAGTAAAATTACCTTTGGCCCTAGTCTTAGCTATGGCCGTACAATTAGTGGGCGCAGTCTGGTGGGTATCAAAGCAGTCCTACACAATTGATAGTCTGCGCGAAGAAGTTTCTAACCTACAGGAAATTACAGAAGTTCTAGGCGTAGACGTAGACCAATTAATACTCTTCGCCACATTTACAGAAAACCGCTGGGCCGAAGCCTATGCAGAGGACATGACCTACATCCGTCAATTTGGCACAAAGGCTGTCCCTAAAAATACAGGCAAATAATGGATAAACAGTTTTTCAGGGAGCTTCTGCCCCTAGTCAACGACAGAGAACAGTACTCCTCATTAAAGGACTACGCAAAGGCCCGTATCCTACATTACCACGGTCTGCTTGAGACTACGAAGGATCACCAGCGAGTATTAGAAATTCAGGGAGCTATAGCGGAATTGAAGCGCATAGAGACCCTGAGAGATGAAGTCACTAAGGGAGCCGAATAATGGGTCTGTACGAGTTTATGTTTGGTGGGGATGAGGTATCTGAAGAGACCGAAACTATGTTTGGGTATACCGCAGAAGGTGCGTCACAGGAAGCAGAAAAACTTGCAGTAGATATCCCAGAGATCACTTGGAAAGACGTAGGCAATGTAGCCTTAGACTTCACCCCTATCATAGGAGACATCAAGGGCGGCTATGAGACCGTCCAGATGATTGGTGAGGAGCTATCTAAGGAAAACCCTAACTACTATCTAATCGGCGCTATGGGAGGCTTAGGGGCCGCTGCCACGATCATTGGTCTAGTGCCGGGTGCTGGTGACGCAGCACAAAAAGCAATCATGCAAGGTACAAAAATGATGGCCGAAAGAAGTGGCCAACTTGCAGGGGAATTAACAGGCACTGCCAGAGCAATACGAGATGGCGACTTAGAATTTATTAGGGGTAGAGGTAATTCTGCAAACAGCCAAGGTGTAGGCGCTGATGTTGTTCGAAAAGACCCGTCTAAAGCTAAGATGGAAGAACTAGACCCTATACGTCAAAATAGTTCTAAAGGATTTTACAAAACTAAAGCCCCTAACTATGTAGAAGACATTGAAGTAGATGTAGAAGATCAAGGACTTCTAGTTCCTGAAAAGTCTTTATCTATAGACGATTTAGAAAACACAGACCTAATTCCTCTTATCGCAGACAGAACTGCGGCAGGTAAAACCTTAAAGGGTGTTAAAGGCGGTGCTAAAGATTATAAATTTGAAAACCCGGTAGATTTACAAGGTGGCCGGGGCTTCATGCGTTATCCCGATACTGGGGCGTTTGCCTCAATGCCTAATGTAATGGGGGAACAAGCTCAGTTAGCAAAACGAGTAGCCGAGGCTGGCGGTGACCCTAGATTAGTGCATATGTCCATGTCTGCCGAAGGCGGTGATTTTAGCACTATGATGAGTGATACCGTCATGGAGATGATGGATCAATCGGACATCTCTGCAAAAGATGTCAAAGCTTTTGATAGTTGGGTTAAAGCTAATGTAGACGCAGATTTCCCCGGCATCCGTAGTGCGAATGCAAAAGATTATTTAGCTACACAAGTACCCGGCACTCGACGCCAGCTAATGTGGAAAAAGTTAGATGGCCCTGAATTTAAGAATAAAGGCTTTCCCGTAATGGGAGATGCAAGGGTAGCAATAACAGATCCACGGCTGCTTTCTTCACCTTCAATGCAAGGCTCCTCTGTTACCAAAGTAGATACCTCTGGTAACCTAATTACTGGCCCCGTCCGTCAGCATAAGACCTACTCCTCACAAGTTGGCCCTACTGGGGCAGATGGATATATGGGAGAACTTGATGCCGTACCATATGAGATACTAATGCGGGACTTCTTTGAGCAACGCCGCGCCGCTGGAACAAAGGCAGGCTCTGATCAGCGTTCTCTACAGATGAACAGTACCTTCAGTCAGCCTGTTGATGCTCAGATGGTTGAGGAGGTTAATCGCTATTTAGAAATTCAGGATTTGGCAGAGAGAGATGCCTATCGAAGAAACATCTCTGATATGCGTCAGGATCGCACACAGTATAATCTTGGACACAATGGTGGTCCACCCCTGAACGATCCATCCGTGGTAACTCAAATGTCAGATGCCTTTGCAGAACCTCTAGAGATTGGTATCAATTCAGCGGCTAAAGACGGAGCCTTGTTAAAGTCTTACACAAGCGAAGATTTACAAATGCTTGATCAACTAGCTGAAGGAGCTACGGCAGGTACACGCGAAGCAAATGCATTAATTAATTCGCCTGTAGAACCGGGTACAAAAGTAGGAATACGGCTAAACCTAAATTCTAACATACCAGATGCTATGCCGGGCATGAATAAATTACAGACATTACATAAGAATAATTACAACGGTAAGGCTCTATCTTATCAGACTACTGCTACCGTGGAAAATGTTAAATTCAATGTAAGTCAGTCAGGAAGAGCGGGTATTGCAGCTAAAAAATATGCGCCTACTACTCCAGAAGCTAAGAGTAAATTTCCTGCTATGTCCGTAGATGGTAATTATGTTGCCGATAGAAATATTTTAAATGAGATGGACAATACTGTAGTGGAGATAGGTACTAATCCAATGAACCTTCATCTATTTATAGATATGGCTACAGGTCAGGCTGTAGAGAGTGCAGAGATAGCAACAGTTATTGGGGACAGAGTTTATGCTAAGGGAGTTAAATACATGAAGAAAGCAGATGCTCCTACACCTAAAAACGCTTCTGATGGTACGGAACTACCTAGTGAAGTTCGCTATAAGATGAATAAGGGCGGTTTAGTTACGGCTCTACATTAAGGTCGTAATCATAAAACCTTTTCTTTCCTGTTGTGTTAGTACCTAATGCATTGTCCAACATCTTTTCTATTAATTCTATTTGAATCTCAGATTTAGAATTTACCGAAGTTCCATTTGGTAATGCATATTTAACTGCCTTATAGATCTCATCTATTAGGCGCTCTTTATTTTCAATATCCAATTCATCACTCATAACACTCAATTACTACACTAATTAGTATCCTGCAAGGAATTTATTATGGACTTAGAGCCAAAAAAAGTAGCTGGGGTAACCACCCGTAACGGTAAGCCTGTTTGGACGAATGCAGAGAACAAAGAACCGTACTCTGAAAAAACATCATCTTTTAAATATGGTGATGCAATATTGGTTACTCCAACAATCGACCCCACTAACGGCAAGCCATACGACTTAAATCAACTCTTTGCCTACTACGAAGAAAATGGCCCATACGATATGTACACGGGCGAGAAGCTGCCCATGTTTGAAGATGAGGACACGGCTACAGAGTATTCTAAGTGGCGTTCTCAAAATCTCTTTAATACCGACCTCACAGAGCAACAGTTCTACACTGGCGAGAGCGATATGTACTCACCGCAAGACGGCTCAGACATTACCGTTAAAGACCGAATTAAAGACGCAATGTTCCACGCCGGGGACATTAAAGATGACGTAGTAGGTTTCTTTAGTGGCGATGCCCAAGAGTACGCACTTGGTGGCCTAGCTACAGCTAACAAAGGGATAACCACACAAGAGGGTAAGGATATGGCAAATAAAAAGTTTCAGCTTGATAATAAGAAAGCCGACATAAACAAGGACGGTAAACTTAGCAAGTACGAGGAAGTCCGAGGCGAAGCCATCCAGAAGGCTATGGATAATGATGAGATCGTGGAGATGTACCACGGCGGCATGGCCTGCGGATGCGAAGGAGACTGTGACGGCTCCTGTGATGGCAGTATGATGGACGGCATTATGGGATACGACGATGTGTCTGGTAACCCTATTCCAATAGGCTCCCACGCTGAGAACGTGCGTGATGACATCGATGCAAAGCTAAGTACTGATGAGTATGTATTACCTGCCCATGTAGTTAAATGGCACGGCCTGAAGCATATTCAAATGATGCAGTCCGAGGCTGAGATGGGTCTTATGTCTATGCAAATGGATGGCCTAATTCAACACGCAGGCGACGAAGAAGCTGAAGATACAGTACCCTGCCCTGAGTGTAGCGGCTTTGGGTGTGAACACTGCGAAGGTAAAGGTTACCACGAAGCAGACGAAGATGTGCCATCTGAAGAGATGGACATAGAGGAAGCTACCGTAGAGGTAGACAACCTTTTAGACGATGAAGAAGGGACTGAAGAGCCAGTTTCTACAACATCAAAACTCCCCGGAATGCTTAAAAAACAGAAATTTGCATTCATAATTTAAGTGGATACCCGAATATTATCGGACCCATAAGGAAACCCTATGTTAAAAGAAAAGTATACTCGCGCCCCAGAGGCGGACGATGAATTGACCTACAGCGAAGAAATGGCGCAGCAATCTACACAGGCTGTGGCGCAATTAAGTGCTGAAGAAGAAAGCTATAAGAAACGCTATCAAGATATTCAACGGCACATTCAAAACGTGCGAGATCAGAAAGATCAAGAATTAGCCGCAGTTAAGAAACAACTAGATGCAGCCACCCGGCAGCAAATTAGGTTTCCAAAGACTGACGAAGAGGTAGAGGCTTGGTCAAATCGCTATCCCGATGTGGCTAAGATTGTCGATACCATTGCCCGTAAACGTGCCAACGAAGCACTAGAACAGGGCGAACAGCGACTAAAGAAAGTAGAAAACTTTGAGCGCAGCCTGCATAAAAAGACGGCAGAGCAACAGCTAGTTCAATTGCATCCAGACTTTGCCCAGATACGGCAAGATCCAAAGTTCCATGAGTGGGTATCTATGCAGCCCTCTGCAATGCAAGACAGCGTCTATAAGAATAATACGGACGCCACTTGGGCTTCTCGTACTATTGATCTGTACAAAGCAGATATGGGCAAGCGGAAGACTAATAAGTCGGCGGCTCAAGCAGTCGGTCGAACTTCGTCTTCGGCTCCCACTATAGGCGGCAAGGCCTCATTCTCTGAGAGTATGGTACAGGCAATGTCAGACCGTGAATACGAAGCAAATGAAGAAGCTATCAACGCCGCAATTTCAGCGGGTACTTTTTCATATGACATTTCCGGCGCTGCACGATAACACCTAACTAAGCAATTAACTATTGCAGTAATTAAATCTCTGTGTTATAATGAAACCATTGATTTTAAGGCGTAGGACACTCATTAAGTACACCCTACGCCTGACCCTCCAGATAATAGTACTAGGTCCACCAGCAAGTTTTGACCCGCTTTGGCGATACTCTTAATGCCCTGACACCGATGTTACATTGTCTGTTATAGCTGCTTCTATTTTCAATTTATAAAACACTTTGTTGGGCGTCATTATCGCCAACTAATAATACAAGTCAATTGATTTTTAGAAGTTCATTTCAAGCCATTTCATTCAAGGAGCATCCAAAATGGCATTCCCAAAGGCATCAGGTTATACTAACCTCAATTCGGGCAATTTCAGCCCAGTAATTTATTCCAAAAAAGTTCAGAAGGCACTCCGCAAGGCGTCTGTCGTAGAGTCGGTGACCAACACCGATTATTCGGGAGAGATCGCCAACTTTGGAGATAGTGTGAAAATTATTAAAGAACCAGATATCACTATCACAACCTATGAGCGTGGCACTCAACTGGCAACACAAGATTTGACAGACACCGATTTCACTATGGTTGTCGATCAAGCTAACTACTTCCAGTTCGCAATCGACGATATTGAGGAGGCACACTCTCATGTGTCGTTTGGTGATTTAGCAAGTGACCGTGCTGGTTACCGTCTGCGCGATACCTTCGACGCAGAAGTAATGGGCTACTTGTCAGGCTGGAAGACACCCGGTTCGTGGGCGCGTCGTTCAGCAGCCGGGGATGTCAACGGCACTAAGGCAGACACTAACGCCGGAAATGATGAAATGTTGGCTGCTAACAAGCTGGATATCACAGACTTCGGTGGCAGTGACCTTGGCGTAGATGGCGAAGTAACATCCATTCCAATCGCCGTTGGCGGTGGTGCTGGTGGTATCACTTCTCCATTGGCAATTCTGAACCGTATTGCACGGCAAATGGATCAAGCCAACGTAGACACAGATGGCCGCTGGGTAGTAATCGACCCAGTATTTGCTGAAGTGTTGATGGATGAGTCAAGCAAACTGATCAACGCAGACTTCGGTGGCGGTGATGAGCTTCGCAATGGCCGTCTGCCGGGTACTCTTCGTGGGTTCTCAATCTACAAGTCCAATAACCTTCCATACCTTGGCACTGGTGCTGGTACAGCCGCTTCTGCGGGTTCCGAAACCAACTTTGGTGTGATGGTTGCTGGTCACGCATCTGCGGTAGCTACGGCTCAACAGATTGCTAAGACTGAGACTTTCCGCTCACCTACAACATTCGCGGACATCGTGCGCGGCATGAGCCTCTATGGACGCAAGATCCTTCGCCCAGAGGCGTTGTTCACAGCGAACTATAACCTCGCATAAAACTTTTAGGGGCTGGCTTAGTGCTGGCCCCTTACCTCTTTTTTTAAGGTAGCTCTATGCCATCTACTTATATTGATCTTTGTAACCAGACCCTACGCCGCCTCAATGAGGTGGAGATTGCTGAAGCTGACTTCGGATCAGTTCGAGGTGTGCAGGCGCTTGTTAAAGATGCCGTCAAGGCTTCTGTAACGAAGATAAATCAAGCAGAGTTTGGCTGGCCCTTTAATGCGGCAGAACAGACCGACACTTTAATTGTAGGACAGACAGAATACTCTTGGCCACAATACTTTAAAGTAGTTGATTGGAACAGCTTTCAAATCCAAGCCGACGATAATTTACGCACAGGCTTTAAGACATTAAAATTCATAGAACAGGACGAATGGTATTCGGATTACCGGGACGATGACTATACCGCAGGCGCATCTGGTCGAGATATCCCAGAGTTTGTATTCCCCTCCCACGGCAATGGGTATGGCGTAAGCCCCTCACCTAACCGGGCGTTCACAATAAAGTTTAGATACTTTTTGAACTACACTGACATCAATACCGCAACAGATGTCACCCGCATCCCAGAAAGCTATGATACCGTCCTGATCGATGGGGCGCTTTATCATTTGTATATGTTCAAGGACAACGTGGAATCCGCACAGGTAGCGTATATCGCCTTCGAGAAGGGCATCAAAGACCTTCAAACATTATATATTAATAACAATGTAGCCATTAGAGACACTAGGATTAAGTTCTAGATGCCAGATAAAATACAATCCTTCAAATTAGTTTGTAGTGGCGGTCTGAATAGTAACGAAAATCATTTAGATCTTTCGGATAATAGCCCCGGCTCTGCCACACGACTTGTTAACTACGAACCGGGCCTCTTTGGGGGCTATCGTCGTATTGAAGGCTACTCACAATTTGATAGTGACTACGGCGAAGTGACGGTTGATGGACAGACAACAGGACAGGGCAAGGTCTTAGGTCTGGCTATCTTTAAAGAAGACGTAACGAATACCACTAAGATCATTGCCGCCCGTCAGGATGCTGGAGCTAATACTTACAGTTTTTACTTTTACACCGCATCAATCGGCTGGCGTAAGTATACACTAGATCACTCAGTATCTCGTCCAATGTCCTTGAACGGTCTGACTGTAAATAAGCTGCGTCATGCTACTTTTAACTTCGGCACAGGTAATCACATCGTCTTTGTAGACGGGGTTAACCCTGCCATAGTATTTAACGGGGCAAACTGGAAAGAAATCAAGTCTTCTCACGCTGGTGGGTATGATGCTGCAAACAATACTGCGGGTGGCGCACAGGCGCTGAACGCTCCTGCTTTGGTCGATGTATTTGAGAACCACATTTTCTTATCAGGCCACGAAGGTACTGCCGCTGCGGTAGCTCACAGCGCCCCTAACGACCCATACACTTGGACTTCGGCTGCGGGAGGTGGGCAGATCGCCGCTGGTTTTGATGTAGTACAGATTAAACCATTCCGTGATGATTTATTCGTCTTCGGCAGCAACTCAATCAAAAAGATTGGGGTAGATAACTCTGGTAACTTTACTCTGGCACAGGTCACCGCAAACGTAGGCTGCGTGGCAAGGGACAGTGTACTGGAAATTGGCGGCGACCTAATGTTCCTCGCACCTGATGGTTTTCGTCCTTGCGCTTCAACTTCTCGAATAGGAGATGTGGAGCTTGAAACATTAAGTAAACCTATTCAGGCGACATTAGTCGATATTATTAAGAACGAAGACATGACCACGCTAAATGGCGTTGTGATTAGGTCTAAGTCTCAAGTCAGATATTTCATTGGTGACAGTACTACAATTGTTTCAGATAGCATTGGTATTATAGGCGGGTTAACTAATAGTTCTGGTTCTATTGGCTGGGAGTTTGGTGAACTTCTGGGCATCAGGGCATCTTGTTGCACAAGTGGGTATATCGGAACCACAGAGTTTATTCTCCACGGTGACTACGATGGCAAAGTCTATAAGCAAGAAAACGGGATAAGCTTTAATGGCGAGGATATCGTAAGCATCTACGCCACTCCGTATTTAGATTTCGGAGAGACAGAGCAGCGTAAAGTAATGCGTAAGATCAATACATTCATTCGGGCGGAAGGCCCGTTAGAAATGCTCCTGTCGATGACATATGATTGGGGTGACGGCAATGTAGCTACACCCGCAACATATGCACAAACATCGTCAGGCGCTCCTACTCAATATGACGGTAGGAACATAAGTTATAACGCAACCAACGTACTGTACGGCGGTTCATCCAAACCAATTATGACCAGCGACATTCAGGGATCAGGTTTCTCTGCACAGGCCACTTTTGTAAATATTGGGCAGACAGAATCCTTTTCTGTACAAGGAATGGTCTTTGAATTTTCGACGGCAGGGAGACGATAAATGGCAGGTTACACACGGCAGTCGGCAGGTTCAATCATCAATGGTTCGCCTATTACTGCACCGCCTCTTAATGCGGAATTTAACCAAGTAGCGGCGGCGTTCAATGCCACCACAGGCCACGGTCACACAGGCGGCGCTGGTGATGCGCAGCCTATCGCATTGTCTACTTCAGTTTCTGGCTATCTGCCGCCAGAACACGGGGGAGTTGGCGGTAAAAACAACTTTAGTTCTAGCAGCCCTATTTCCACCAATGACACAACTGAAGGTTATGCAGTAGGTTCGATTTGGATTAATACTACATCTAAACAGATATTTGTATGCACAGCCAACGCAACTAATGCAGCAAACTGGCATGAGCTAGTAGCAAATACGGGTACATCTCTAGCTCCAAATGTTCACAACACGGTAGACATTGGTACTAACGCAGTTCGCTACAAAGATTTCTATCTTGCGGGAAATGCTGACATCGATGGCACTCTAAACGTGCTTGGTAATACATCTCTTACCACCGCTGAGACTACTGGATTAGCCACCCTAGCTACCGCAGATATTAATGGCGGTACTATTGATGGTTCAGTTATTGGCGGTACAACTCCACAGGCTATAACAGGTACAACCATTACAGCCAACACAGGCTTCACTGGTGCGCTCACAGGTAATGTCACAGGTAATGTAACGGGCAACGTAACGGGTAATGTCACAGGTGATGTTACTGGTGATCTGACAGGTAACGTGACTGCCTCTTCGGGTACAACCACTCTGAATAACCTTGTAGTAGATGGTACAGTAGATTTCACAAGCACGGCACTGCTTAATGTAAGCGACCCCACTTCAGCACAACACGCTGCCACAAAAATATACACAGACACAGCGGATGCTCTGAAGTTGGACAAAGCTGGGGGTACGATGTCTGGTGACATCACTATGGGTGGTAATACAGTTACTGGCCTTGGTACGCCCAGCGCCTCTTCTGATGCTGTGAGCAAGTCCTACTCTGATACGGCTGATGCATTAAAGCTCAACTTATCTGGTGGCACTATGTCTGGTGCTATCGCTATGGGTGGCAGTAAAATTACTGGCCTTGGCACACCTTCGGCTGACTCAGATGCCGCCACAAAAGGCTTTGTTGATACAAGTATTGCCAGCGTAATTGATGCTGCTCCTGCTGCCCTTGATACACTTAACGAACTGGCTGCTGCGCTGGGCGATGATGCTAGCTTCTCTACCACTGTAACAAACAGTATTGCGACTAAGCTACCTCTTGCTGGTGGTACAATGACGGGTGACGTAACACTTGGCTCAAACAAGGCTACGTCTACTGCTACTCCTGCTACAGACGATACGCTTACTCGCAAAGGGTATGTAGATACTCAAGACGCCTTGAAGCTCAACTTATCGGGCGGCACACTATCTGGTGACATTATTCTAGGGGCAAACAAAGCTACTTCTACAGCCACGCCTGCTACCGATGATACGCTCACTCGCAAAGGATATGTAGACACTCAAGACGCTCTCAAACTCAACCTGTCTGGTGGAACTATGTCAGGTGCTATTGCGATGGGTACGTCTAAAATCACGGGTTTAGGTGATCCTACCACAGCACAGGATGCTGTGAGTAAGTCTTACTCTGATACACAAGACGCTACTAAGCTGAACCTGTCGGGCGGCACAATGACAGGTAACATTGTACTGGGTGCTAATAAAGCCACATCTACGGCTACACCCACCGCTGCGGATGATCTCACACGAAAAGCTTATGTTGATGGCATCTTAGGATCTGCGACATCCTCTGCCAGTAGCAGCGCAGCGGCGGCAATTAGTGCAACTAATGCGGCTACATCCGCCACCAATGCTGCAACAAGTGAAACTAATGCAGGTAACTCTGCCGCTGCAGCCGCTGCATCTTATGATAACTTCGATGACAGATACTTGGGCGCAAAGAGTTCTGCACCAACATTAGACAATGACGGTGATGCGCTCGTAACTGGCGCTCTGTATTGGAACTCTTCATCCAATAGTTTGTTTGTTTGGACAGGCTCTGCTTGGAATGCTGGAGCATTTGACACGGGCAACGCATTGGTTTCCACTAATAATTTATCAGATTTAGACAATGCCGCCGTAGCCCGTACTAACTTGGGCTTAGTCATAGGCACAGATGTGCAAGCATATAGCGCAGATGCAATTATTGGCGGCTGGACAATCACTGAAAGCGCCGGGTCTTTGTATTTCGCCACAGGCGGAACGAACAAGATGAAGCTGGACGCAAGCGGCAACCTTGATGTTGTCGGCAACGTAAACACTAACGCAACAATTAGCTAATAGGAGTATCCGAGGATGGCTATTAAAGTAGGCGGTACAGTAGTCGTTAACAACGACAGACAGTTGAGCAACATTGCATCAATAGACGCTAGTACGATAACGACGATTGAAAATTCAATCAGCGTAGGCGGAACTCTTGGCACGCTTACTAAGTCTTTTGCTCAAGACGAAACGGCGACAATCACTTTAACTGATCCTGCGTCTCCAGCGCCCGTTGTAGGTGTTACTAAAGAGGTTCCACAGCCGGGGCTTTCTTCTAAAGGTGCGTGGGATGTAGACTCTACAGGATCAAACTACAACATTTATGATTACGCAACTAATGTATCTCTGTCAAAAATTACAGTTAACGATTTTTCGGGCTTCAGCCAAAGCAATACAGTAGGCACTGCTCTTTCTCTAAACCCAAATTTTGCACAAACTATGAATATTAAGTTTTACAAAAGCGGGGTAGAATTTTATGCGGTGGATTTGAATGGGGAGCCTTTCAATCATTACACTTTAACAACCCCATACGATCAAGGGTCAGCCACCTTAAACTCAAGCAGCGATTTCAATGCAAAAATTGGCTCAGGTATTTATTGCTTCTTGTTCAACGTAAGTTACACCGCATCAAGCGGCGCTGACAAAATATACGCCGCTGGTCCGGCGAGTGGCATTATATATGAACTTGATATGTCTACTGAATTTGACCCTTCATCTGCTACTTATAGCTCAGTATCTTACAACCTGTCGGGCGATGGCGTTTCGACTGTTATGGACATATCGTGGAACGATGATGGCACGAAGTTTTATGCTGTGAGCAGTAGCTTTAGAATATATCAGTATTCTATAACGACAGCTTACGATCTTTCTTCTGGTATGTCTTTTGATGGTTTCAAAGATATTAGCGGCCAGAACGAAGGCGGTATAGGTTGGGCAGAAGACGGAAATTCTTTAATTGGAGTCAGTTACGGAAACGATAGAATCTTTAAAGTGTCCCTGTCTACAGCTTACGACATTACGAGTACAGTTACTTTTGTCAGTGATTTTGATATTTCAAGTTTGCAAACGCTTCCTCGCTCCATCTATGTAGTTCCTGATTTATCACGGATATATCTTGCTGGACAAATTAATACAGTTCACCAGCTTTATAGCACGGTCTCTATAAGTAAACTTGAGAAGAGCACAGGCACTTGGCCCAATGATGAACTTAATAAAAATATCAAAGTCACGGGTGGTGGCAGTCTTTGGGTAACGGCAACTGACGGCACGTTTACGGAAGAAGTAGCGCCTTCGTCCTATCCGATTGCTGCTGGCGATTGGGAAATGGTGAACGTAGAAGTTGATGCTACCAATGGCCTATCCGTTGCGGGTTATTTGGAAGGTTATGTTGTAAGTGACTTAGCTTATACTGGTGTGAGATATAACTTTGCTAGTCAAGATTCTGGAGCAAGAGGTTTTAACTTTAGTCACGATGGTTCAAGAATATACATGGCTGGGGCTACTAATGATGAGGTGTATCGTTACGACCTAACGACCCCATATGATTTATCGACTATAAGCTATGTAGAAGTGAGCAACTTAGACATTGATGTAGTTCCAGAGGTCGCTTTGTGGAACCCAGACGGATCAAAGTTTTTTACGGTCGGGCAGATATACGATGATATTAGAGTGTTTAGCGCATCCACCGCTTTTGATGTTACGACCTTAACGTATGACGGGGCAGGGTCTGACTTATACGTTAATGCGGCAGGGGCAGATCCGAAAGATTTTCAGTTTGGCTCCAACGGAACTAAAATATTTGTAGTTGCAAGTAATAACAGCAATGTATCAGTGTGGAATTTAAGCACAGCTTATGTGCCTTCGAGCGGAACATTTTCCACAAGTGTTAGCTTTAGCGCCCACTGCAGCGACATCTACTCTTTAGATTTTAATGCAGATGGCACTAAACTTGTTCTTTTGACTAGAAGCAACAGCAACAGCAACCCTGCTATACTTGTGTTTGATTTGGGGACGGCTTGGGATGTTTCATCTGCCACACTTGTTGGAGATAGTGATGGCCTGACAACAAGTGGCTCTGGAAATATTTCTGGTGATCTAACTAGCGTCTATAAAGTTAGATTTAGTGCTGATGGGACTAAAGCCTTTATCTTTCAATACAACCATTACGTCTATGAGTTAGAAACCAAAGATATTTTTTCCACAACAAACCAATATGCAGTTGCTACAACAAACTCTGGCGGTCAGATCGATACTCAATACTGGGTTGATATAAACAGCATGACTGCTGATGAGGCACTTAACGGCGGCAATGCCTACTATGCAGTTTCTACGGACAACCATACGACATGGAGCGTGGCTAAAGGCACAGATGGTGTTCGCCCGATTGTTAAAAATAACTCTGGGACATGGCAATACAACGATGCTGAAGGTTCTCGCAACTACGCATACGATAATTCTACTAAACTATCGACTGTAGATTTTGTAACATTAGCGGGTGCATCTTGGACAAGTTCCCTTGGGGACTTTGACTGTATTGAGTTTAAGCCTGATGGAACTAAGGTGTACGTCATTGATGGCGGCGGAGGCCCAGCCCCCCGTATCTCTCAGTTTGATTTAAGCACTCCGTGGGATATGTCTAGCGGGACATTTGTTCACACGAAGACACTTACAGGCAACCCAACCACAAGTTTAATTTGGAAGCCTGATGGAACACGTTTCTATTATGGGGAAGAATTTAGCTTTGACGGTATTATTGAATATGTGTGTTCAACGCCTTGGACTGTAAGTACAGCAAGCCATAGCCATACGGAATCAGCTTTTAATGATGATCCATCTATTCAATTTATAAATAACGGCTTTAATCTAACAACATTTGATAGAGGCCGAGTCATGAAAAAGTACACTTTGACTTCATCATATCAATTAAGCTCAACCAACACTACACCCACACAAAGTTTAACTTTGCCAGGAATCTCTGATAGCATCAACAAAGTTGTAAACCACTTCTGGGCAGACAGCGGGAATACGTTGCACGTTTTCTACGAGCACTCTGGCTATGGCACAAAACATCGTGAGTATAGTTTAAGCACTGCATACGACCTTTCATCAACCATCACTCTAATTGCAACCAATGAAAACGATGCACTAGATGATGATGTCAATAATAAAATTCAGTTTGATGGCATGACTATTAAGCCTGATGGAACCCGTATGTATGCGATTAACGGCTTCTCTCAAGTGTCAGAGTTCTCAACATCTGGCGTTGAATATACAACTACTGAGAATTGGGTGAACGCTACCACAAACGCTGAAATTCCTGCCCTTACTGAAGCACTGGCGGAGACAGAGTTTAACAGGATGGATAGCACTCAACTAGCAGCGGTGGCGGATGGAAGCCATTTCACTTTGACGGATAGCCTTGACCTAGCAGTCGGCTTTTATACGACATCTACTTCTTCAATCCCTACAAGTGATGGCGTCAGTGTAAACTACGATGCGGAGGCGCTTAACCAAGGTGCTGTACTGGGGACGGACTACGATTACGACTTCCCCGATAGTAGCACGGTCAGGGTTACATCCAACGCTACGCAAAACTTAAAGATAAGGGTTGTTTAGAACTTAGGTGCAGAATCTAAATGATTTTTTTTAATATTTGCCAACAAGGGCAGTATGGGATGAAGTGCAGCATCGAAGCACAAAAATTTACTATAACACTTGATAGAACACTAATTAAATGTTATTATAGCACACTAACAGACAGAACTTAGTTAACTAGACTTAGTTCACAGAATATCCCCCCAGCCTAAATTATAGCTGACGCATATTCACACATCTTACACATTATATGAAGGGGCCTAAAAATGGCTGATAAACGGTTTGATCCCGTTACGGGGTATGAAATAAAAGCTTTACCTGAAGGTTCTTTAAACGCAGGTCAAGAATACTTAGTTAAACCCGGAGGGGGCTTTGACAGTCTATACTACTCCAATTCGGCGGATACTTCGCAACCAAGCGGTGCTTCTATTAAGCCAATGAATATTATAGACGACTACGACTCTGCCACCAACACTTATAATTATGGTCATTTAACCGGGATGACTATTGAGCAGTATGAGGACGCATATAAAGCACAAAAAAATGGTACGCTCGACTCTTTTGATCCCAACGCAAGTGGATCGGCAGATGTTTCGTCTACAACTTCTGGTGAATATACTAATGCGACCGGTGGATCGGCAGATAATTCTGGCATAATGTCTGGCACCGCTAGTTCTCAACCTGCACAAATCGTTCAGCAAATAGATACTTCTGGTCTGGCCCAAGCCGGGGCTATGAGTTCTGGTTTTAATAGTATTGAAGGGCTTTTATCGCAGTACAATACGGCTGCTACAAATCAGATGAATACTCTAAATCAAACCACCACGGATGGCTTTGCTGAAGTTGGAAGTAGATTTGATACAGTTGATACTGCCAATTCAAACGTACAAAATTTGGTAAACACTGGTTTTCAAGAGGCAGAAGCGGCCCGTGCTGCTAACCTTGCAGCGACAGGCACCGCCTTTGAATTGACGGGGGGTCTTATCTCCGATGGATTTGCTACTACTTCGGGGCAATTAACGGACACCCAAGCAAACGTCCTTGGAGGGCAAGGTGATCTTCAAGACAACTTAGATACTATGGCAAATTCCGCCGATTTGTATGCTCAACAATCCCTTGAAAATCAGCAAGCCCTTCAGTCTGGGCAAGACGGTTTCGTGAGTAGTTTTGACACATACACTGACAGGTACGAAGATGATCAAGAAATATCTCAAAATTCAAGAAATGATATATTCACCGCACAGGCAAATCAAAGTGATCAAATTCGTGAGGATATACAAGACTACGAAAACTCTTCTGCGCAAGCTCAGAGGGATATTTCTGCACAATTAGCAGAACTGGATCGCCGTTTTGTAAGTGGCTTTGCTGGGCTAGATGCAGGTCAAATTATACAAGCCAGAAATTCTGCTTTATCGGCGGCAGGTCAATCAGGACTTGACCCTACGTTAAGTAGGAATTTTTATTTACTAGGAAACTCATTCGATGAAAACGGGCGTCTTGCACAGGCAAGTACTGATCAACAGGGCAATGTCACCCGGCGCTTCATGGATGAACTTGGTAACATAAACATAAATACATCTGATGTTGCAGGGAACAGTATTTCCACCGATGTGATAAATCTTCGTCAAACATTGCAACAAATTAACAACGTGCAAAACGTAGCTGGGAGCAACGCCAGCATGGGGTCACCTACCCCCGCCAGTGGCTTTGCCTCTCCATTCACACAAACAGGATAAATCATGCATCCAACAACAGTATCAAAAGACTGCGTAGAACTAGTTAAAAAGTTTGAAGGTCTGCACAAAGTAAAAGACGATGGCCTAGTACACGCCTACCGTTGTCCGAGCGGAAAGTGGACTTGCGGATTTGGGGCGACCAAAGGGGTACGCTCTGGAGTTAAGTGGACTAAAGAATATGCCGAAATGCGTCTGATTGAGGACTTAGAGGAACACGGCAAGATTGTTAAGAAGTACGTTAATGTACCTTTGACTCAATCACAGTATGATTCCTTGACCTCATTTGTATTCAATTTAGGCGGTGGTGCGTTCCGATCATCAACCTTGCTGAAACGCCTGAACGCTGGAAAGTACGACGAATGCCCTGAACAGATTATGCGGTGGAACAAAGCCCGTGTCGATGGCAAACTAACACCGCTTCGTGGTCTAACACGCCGCCGCACCGCAGAGGCCGCTATCTTCGCCCGTGAGGCTCAACTACCTTCCGATGAAGGTGGGCCGCAGATGCCACAGAAACCTACCGCAGAGGCTCCTAAATCCCTTGCTAAGTCCAAGACAATGGCGGGGGCCGGGATCGCTGGTGCGGCTACTGCAATGAACGAGGTAGCAGGCCAAATTCAAGGTCTGGTAGCTTACGCCCCTATGTTAAAAACAATCTTCTTGGTGTGTGCAATCGGCGGTATCGCTTTGGCTGCATACGCTCGTTTCAAAGATAATAAAGAAGGCGTCCACTAGTGTTCATCTTTGGTAAAATTAAGATGTACATCATTGCCACTTTAGCATTGGCCCTGCCCATTATCTACGTCTTCGGGCAGATCAAAGGACGGGCAAAAGAAAAGAACAAAGTTCTGACTGATGAACTACAGGCGCAGAAAAAGGCGTCTGATTTTTATAAGGCGATGGCAGACAATGAGAGCGATACTCTTACTGACCGCAAGTCTATTACTGACAGGCTGCGCAAAAACGGTTTATAGAACCCAGCTTGAAATATACTGCCCCCAAATTGCGCAGTACGATGAGCGGTTCAACAACCAATTAGCTGACGAATTAGAAAGTCTTCCCGCCGAGGCTACGGCAATCGATGAGGCTGTCAAAAACTACATCTACCTTCGTGATCGTATCCGTAGATGTAACGAGGAAAAGGATAAAATCTAATGGGCATTTGGGAAGATACCTTCGGCGGTGGCAACAGCTTCACTGAAAGCGTAGCAAACGTATTTACCCCCAATGATGGCGCTTCATATGTAAGCGGTACATTGACGTATGACAGCGGTGATAATGCAGGTCAGGTAGTTGCGGCAAACTCCTCTGGAGGGTTTGGTAGTGATGACGATGGTAAATCCATTTACACGGGTTCCATGAATAGCATCAATACAAATTCCGGTAACATTTCAGGTAATAAAAATAACGACTTTGTACCAACGGGTTCAGCCCCAAGCACAATAGCTTCCATTCTAGGATTTACGTCACCTGTGACGGCAGTGGCTACTGTAGCTGGTAAACTCATGGGCTGGGCAAATGGCCTTGATCCAGAGGCCGACATTAAACAGGGCAGTGTAATCGGTGGTCGGCAAATATATACCAAAGCTGGCGAAGGCGGGATGTCTTATTCATACAACTTCCTTGGAATGCCCTACGAAGTTGAGGTTATAGACGGTAAGGTCTATGATAAATTATCACAGGATGCAAATGGTAACTATCCCGGCATGGACGATTATGACCAAGCAACTACTCGCTACGCAACGATGGCCCAAGATCTCCGAGATCAAGGGAATGATGACGAAGCCGATGCGCTTTTAGCAGAGGCCGAAGATAACGCCGCCACAGAACCACCTAGTAATGTAGAAATCAATTCCGACGAAGTAATAGAGATGGCTAAAGCAGCCGGAGTTATACAGTCACAAGAAGACATGAAGGCTATCATTGAAGACCCTAATAAGTTTTTAAATGATAAGGGTCTTAAACTGGCAGATATTATGCCAACCATCGATGCGGATGCGGAAGGTACACTTCTTGACCCTGATGATCCGAGATACAGTCTAGGTGAAAATGACGGGTACACTGCCGTTTCTACGGGCGATGCAGCCACGGTAGCAGACGTAGTGCAACCAGACACAGCTACTTATGACGCCAAGATGATAGAGCTTACTGACAAAGAAATGGTAACCGCAGTCAACGGGACGGTAAGTGATGATGCATTAGTAGATGCCAATGACCTGATTACCGACATCGAAGGTGCGGCCACTGGTGTAAATGCAGACGGCACACGCAGTGTTCTAGGCGAAGCTCTAAATGATTTTGCCTCTCAAGACATTAGTTCTGTGATTGATACGAGTACAATATCAGGTAAGTTGTTTGCCCAGAAGCTAGGTGAAGGTAATTACACCGACTCTAAGGCTACTGTCTTAGGTCAAATGAAGATTATATCGGAAGAGTTCAAAGACTCTAACGGCAACCCTACTATACCCGCTTGGGCGCAGTCTATGCACCGCGATGCCTCAAAATCTGTAGCCTTCAATGGTATATCAGGTACTGCGGCAACGGCAGCTTTTAGTAATGCAATTATGGAAGCTACTCTAGGTGTGGCCGAGAAGGACGCAAGTTTTTTCCAAACGCTGACCATCAAGAATTTAGACAACCGTCAGCAAGCCGTAATTAACAAGGCTAATGTTTTATCCAACTTAGAGATGAACAACGTAGATGTTAAGACACAGGCGGCAATACAAAACGCCAAAAACTTTATGCAGATGGACCTACAAAACTTAACTAACGATCAACAGGCAGAGGTAATAAACCGAGCCGCCTATGTTCAGTCCCTGTTCGATAATACTGCCGCTATCAATGCACAACGGTTGTTTACGGCGGATAATGAAAATGACGCTAATAAGTTTTGGGGTGAACTTGCAGTATCTGCACAGCGTCACAACTCATCTGAGATGAATGCCTTAAAGAAGTTTAATGCAGGCGAAACTAATGACGCTGCGCAGTATAATTCGGACATGAAAAATGACCGCCAAAAGTTTAATGTAACTTTTCAAAATGAAATTGACAGAAGTAATGCTAAGTGGCGGCAGACCGTAGAGACTGCCAATAATCAGATAATGGTTGATGCCCATACAACAGATGTAAAAGCAGCCCTCGACATAACACAGGAAGCCCAGAATAGGCTTTGGGATAGCACAGATAGCCTACTAGATTTAATCTGGAAGACTACCGACAACGATATGGAGCGTGAGCTTAGATTGTTGACCGCACAGATGACCGCGCAGTCGGGACAGTCTTCCGGCGGCGGATTTATGGATAGCATACTACAATTAGGTGGCGCTTTCTTGGGGACCAGCACTGGCGCAAGCTGGCTGAAGAACTTTTTACCTTCATCAGACGTTAGGCTGAAAGAAAACATCCAGCATTACGACACTTTAAAAGGTATTAATTTTTATACTTGGGATTGGAATGCTGAAGGCAAACGAGTTGGAGCCGACCAATTCCCTCCCTTTGGAGTACTGGCGCAAGAAGTGCAGAAGACGCATCCGAAGGCCGTAGTCGAGGATCACAACGGATATCTTCGGGTAAATTATGGGATGATTAACAATGACGTTTGATGAAGCAATCAAGAAATCAATCAAAATGTTTATGAAGGGCAAGATGCCCATGAACACAAGCCAGATAAGTGAAGAAGGCTTGTTCTTCACCCCTGAGTATTTTGACGAATTAGAAGAAGATTTGTTGGAAGAACCTACGGATAGCACGAAGGCTAAGGAAGAGGAGATGGAAGATGAGGTTTGAGGCTCCTATTCCCGGCGCAAATTTTACGGCAGATACCCGAAATTACTCTTGGCATAGGCCACCCGACTTAGTCGATTACGATGAAGCTGTAGGCTACATGATTGATAAGATCGATGAGCCAGAACAAATTGAAGTAGTATATGCAATGTTGGGTATAGACGCCCACATCACTACTGTTGTCTCCACGCTTCTTCTACAGGCCATCAGCAAGGGTAAGATAGGTATCGACCTAGCCGTCCTGATTGCTGGACCTTTAGCCCGTTACATTGAGATAGCCGCTAAGGACGTAGGCATTAAGTATGAGATGGGGATTGAGGATAAGGACCGGGTTGTACTTACCCCTACCCTGCTAAGAGCCTCTATAGGGCTTATGGATGCATCTAAACCTGAACCAACCCCACAGACAGACGAAGCAGCTACTGAGGCGTCCCCGGAGGCTCCTGTAGAGGGTCTAATGACCCGACCTGATACAATAGCAGCGCCCCAAGATGAACAGGCGGCTATGCTTGGTGCTATGGTAGAAGAGGAGCCTAAAGATGAGCTTTAAGACAGAGGCTGCAAAAGTACGCGCAGGTATAGCTTCAGGCGGCTACAAAAAGAAGACAAATCCTTTTCAGGGTTTTGTAGATGAATTAGCTTACGGCCTAAAAAAGCAGGATGAAGAGAAGCGGCAGGAAGAGCGGGTTAAGCGTCAGGAAGCTAGGGTTGCGGCACGGGCTACTAAAGCCAAACAGGATGCC